GAATGCGAACATCCTGACCATTTGAAATGAGTTTGATAGTATAAATTGGTACATCAAGTTTTGGTAACATAATTTCCTCTCAATTAGAATGATAATAATCTTGTTGCTGCACTGCCACCTAAAGAAGCAAGTGTTTGTCCAATATCATATTTACCTTCAAAGATAGAACGATATTTCTGATAACTGAATTGAACTGATAAACGGTGAAATGCATCGTCACCCCAACTTAATGCTTGAGGTGAAATACCAGTTGGGAATGCATCAATCAAATCCACTGCATAAATTTGACGAACTATATCGTCATATTGTATGACACGAATATTCGTCAAGTATCTTGATGCCGTACTTTTTGGAAAACGAGCATTGTTTGTGTCAGGTGGAATGATAGCATCCATCCAGCGTTCAAACAATTTACGTTCATAGAATTCATTGGTACAGATAAATGTTAATGTAGTTTCCGAATACTGCATACGATAAGGCACTTTGAAAGACGGACCATATATTCTTGCGTCTGCGGTTTCTAATGTTCGGCCTGGCAACTCTGCTGATTCACATTGAAGAGCAAGATATCGAGACACTGACGGATTAGATGATTGCATTCGATCAGACTCACTACCTATAGCACTATTGATTGCGTCCGACACATCAGAAAAAACTGAATTTGGAAAGTTCAATACTTTTTCCAAAAATGAATTTCCTATCGATTGACCAATATACGGTGGAATAGGTAATATAACTTCAAACCTATTTGACCTAGCGGGACCGCCTTTGCCATTGATGTTTGATAGAAATAGATTAGGTGAAAACGACATTAAAATTTATCCTCTGATTCTGACCATACTTTGTTTTTCTTTGCTTTGGCAAATGATTCAACTGGTAACATGACAGCGATATCCCATTCATCTGCTGTAATTTCTAAAAACCTAGATTGCACATGACTAAACAGATACCGTTTGATACATGGTTTAGCCTGATACATTTTTGATGCACGTGCTAGGTAATCATAACTGATTCTGAGTCTTGTTTTCTCATCATAGTTACGGTCAGTGAGTAATGTGCTTAACTTATCTAAAAGAAGTACACGCTGCTTTGGACTAATATAATGCAAGTTAAGTCCTAAAAAACCGTCTGGGTATCGTTCTATTGGTATGACCAATGGGAACTTATCGTAATATGGCAACGTATCCTTCGTTTTCGGATCATAAAAGTAAAAGTACATTCTACCAATCATGGACTTTTCTCTGAGTCTCTGCCTATCACGCATTAGATCACCTTTGGTAGGTTTCAATGCGCCAGTTTTTGCTTTTAACCAGTTACGTGCTTCACGGGAACGTGGTTCAAAACCCTTCTTGGTAAGAGAGTCTTTGATTCTGTCTATAAGTGTTTTGGTAGCCATTTAGTATTTATCTCAGATACCAAGATGCTTTTCAGTAATTACCTGGAATTCCCATCCGTGATCTTTGCAGAACTCGGTTGCTGCTTTCCACTTTGATTGATTGACGATATAGGTTGCTGCTTCTTGAAGATAACGTTTAGTCTTACGTGTTTGAGTTGGAGGTTTAGTCTGTGCCTCAGGTTTAACTTCAATTACAAAGGTCTTAATTATACCATTCTTTTGTCTGATCTTGGCCACAAAGTCTGGAAAGTACCGATGTTTCTTATTGTCAACTGGACTCCAATAAGGTATAACAAGTTCTTCAGACCCCCACCAGATGACATCAGGATGGTCATCTAAATATTTCATGACTTTGACTTCCCACGATGACCGATAGATGATGTTGGTCGCATCACCCTTGTATTTTTGTGGGTTTTTTGGTGTGAATTTACCTTTATATGACATAAATACTATCTAGTCAACCTACTTAGGACAACCATGGCATTTTTCGGTTTATCTGATATTACAATTTCTCAGCAAGAAAATATAAGAGGTCCGTTATCCCCACTCTTTGAAAGCAAAGAGGGAACAACTAATACATTTAGATATCCTCTTGACATTGGGAATTATGATAAAGGTCACTATATGATTTTTCATATACACCAACAAAAGAATTCTCAATTTAAAGGAATACAAAGAAGTCCTGAAAAAGAAGTAATGAAAAATTATAAGGGCGCTTCTAAACCAAGTACAAGTTTTGCATCACAGATTAACAGTAAGATTGATGCTGCCGTAAATAGTTTCACTAAAGGTAAAACACTATTTGGTAAAGAAATTTCCACATCATTTGGGACTTCATCTGCATCAGTTTCTCAGCAATCTTTTAGCAAAGATCAATATGTTGATAGCGTCAAAGATATTGAATATAAATCTCTCTTAGATACTACAGTTAAAACAACTGATTCTATTGTTCTGTATATGCCAGATACAATAAGTTTCGATCACTCTCAGGGTTACGGTGAGTTACAACTTGGTAATGAACTTGGTGGTAAAGCAGCGGTTGCAGGTAAATCTATAATTGAAGCAATACAGAAAGGTAGCGATGGTAAAGGTGCAGGCGATACCGCTATCGTTGCTGCCGCTCAATTAATAGGACAGAAAGCACTTGCTAAAGTAGTTGGGGAACAATCAGCAACAGCAGGCGCATTTTTAGCACTTGGTGGTGTTAATAATCCTATGTTAGAATTGATTTATCAATCTCCTTCGTTCCGTGAGTTTTCTTACGAATTTATGTTCTATCCTCGGGATGAAAGAGAAGCATTAGAAGTTCAAAATATTATTGAAAGATTCCGTTTTCATCAAGCGCCCGAAATTGATGCTGGTAGTTCGGGTTTGTTATTAATTCCACCATCACAGTTTGATATTCAATTCTATTATGGCGGTAAACCTAATCCAAATATACCTACGATTGGTCGTTGTGTAATGACAGGCATACAAGTCAATTATGCTCCGAATGGTTGGTCTGCATATGAGATGCCAGGTGAAGATACTCCTGCTTTAGGTCGCACAGGTATGCCAACAGCAATACAAATGACTTTAAATTTTAAAGAGACTGTTATTATCACTAAACAAAACTTCAGATTTGGACCTAATGGTTATAAACCTAGAAATGCTGGTTATAGCGATGGTCTTTCAGATTTGTACAGCAAAATGACAAAGAAATAAAATGGCAAAATATTTTAATTTCTTTCCAACCACCGCATACACAAACTCGGATAGATCATCCGCATATGATACCGTCACAAATATTATTTCTAGGTTTGCATTTGAGAAAAGTTTAAAGCAAAATTCTTCTTTATTTTATCCGTATGACATTCAAGATGGTGATACACCTGAAATAATTGCATCCAAATATTACGGTTCACCAGAAAAACATTGGATAGTATTGATGTTTAATGACATTATTGACCCCCAGTATGATTGGCCACTAAACCAAAGAACATTAATAAAATATATTAATGATAAGTATGCTGCAAATGGTGCCGCCAATAATCCTCCACAAAGTGGATTAGTATGGTCACAAGATGCCGGCAATGTAAAGGCATATTATAAAACTATTACTCGTTTGAGTTCCAAACCAACCAAAAATCAAATTGCTGAAAAAATTGAAATTGATTCTGACACATATACAAATTTATTAGTAACTACTACAACATATACATTACAAGATGGTAGTAGAGTTACACAAACAATTAATAAAGAAGCTCAAACATATTATGACTATGAAGTTGAATTAAACGATAACAAAAGAAAAATAAAATTACTAAGAGCTGAATACGTTACTGAATCGGGTTTAATGAATGAATTTAAACGTGTTATTACTGTGAGTGAATAATGTCTTTATCTATCCCACAACAAGCATCAAGATTTAATCTAAATGAACTTTCCATAGTTACGAAAAAAGGCGTATTAGATATTTCTAAAGCGTATGAAGAGATAAACATCTTCGATTCTATCCTTTCTCCTGTCATAACAGGCATCATAAGTATTAATGATTCGATAGGTCTTTCTGGTAAACTTATTTTTGATGGCTCGGAAGTGTTGCTGGTAAACATTGGTAAAGATACCGATTCTGCTTCATTCCGTTTGAAGAAGGCATTTAGAATATACAAGCAATCCGAGCGTAAGAATCTAACTCAAAACAGTGAGACATATAATTTGGAATTTGTGTCTGATGAATTTATTTTCTCAGATCAGCAAAGAATTAATCAAGCATATAAAACAACTTATACCGATATCGTTCAAAAGATACTGGTAAACTATCTTAAGGCACCAAGCACTAAACTGAATGGTGTATTTGAGAATACTTCAGGTATTCGTGATATTGTTATACCAAATCTAAAACCTCTTGAGGCAATTGAGTGGTGTGCTAAAAGATCGATAGATGAAAAGAAGTCGCCGAACTATGTGTTCTTTGAGAACAATCTTGGATATAACTATGCATCTCTATCCACATTATTATCACAAGATAGTTTATTCAATATAAGATTTTCGGCAAAAAATTTGAATAATGAAAATGCGGTAAGTGATTTATTGAGTCCAAGAAGTTATGAAGTAATTAGTCAGACCGACAAAATAGAACAAACACGATCTGGTGTAAATGCAGGTACATTTATTGGATTTGATCCTATCACTAGATCGATTGGAACAAAAAAGATAGGATTTGAAGATCATTACAATGCAATGAAGCATGGTAATAAAACTCCGAACTTAGCACAATCTACTAACCGTGGTGGTGAATTAGCAACTGAAGCATACAATTCCAAAAAAACTGTGAGTACGTTTGGTGCTAATAGAAGATATAGTAACTATGTGAAGAAATACGACCCAACGTCAATATCAAAAGTTGAGACACAAGAAGATTTTGTATTTCAACGTAAAGCTGTTATGACCAACTTGATGAATAAAAGAATCAAGTTAGTTATGCCTGGTAATTTTCAATTGACATCGGGATTTAATCTGAACATGAGAATACCTGATTTTTCTATAAAAGAATCTGGTGATGATGATAATGAAGATCGTGGATTGAGTGGTAAGTATTTGATTATTGCTACTCGTCATATTATTGGATTTGAGAAACATGAAACGATTTTAGAAGTTGCAACAACATCTAACGAACTTGGATTTATACCACAGGGTGTGGCAGATCAAAATCAAGCAATAAAGACCTATGGATCATACTGAAGATAATAAAGACTTTGCTGGTAAAAACGGATTCATTTGGTTCGTTGGTGTCGTTGAGGCAATCAATGATCCATTGAAATTAGGTCGGTGCCGTGTACGTTGTGTTGGTTGGCATACTGAGAATAAAGCATTGCTGCCCACAGATTCACTACCGTGGGCGCAAGTGATGCTACCAACAAATAATGCTAATCCATATCCACCAAGACAGTCTGATATGGTAGTAGGTTTCTTTTCTGATGGTAATAATGGACAAGATCCAATTATTATAGGCACACTTCCAGGCATTCCGTTATCTGCTGGAAATCCGCAGCAAGGCTTTTGTGATCCCAGAACATCTTCTGAACTTGCGGCAGCACCTGTAAAGCCTGATGAGTCTGCTACAAATTATCCAAGAAAGTTAGATGAACCAACAACATCACGTTTAGCAAGAAACGATTCTGATTATCCATCAGCAATTAATGCAGCAAAGAAAACAAAGAAGGCAAGCAAAGTTGAACCAGATTCGTATTATGCTGCCAAGTATCCATACAACAATGTGTATGAATCTGAATCTGGACATGCATTAGAGTTTGATGATACCAAAGATGCTGAACGAATACATCTATATCATCGCTCGGGTTCTTATGTTGAGTATGGTCCATTGGGTGACCGTTCAGAAAGAATACAACGCAATAAGTTTGAAGTTGTAATTGGCAATGAACAAGTATATGTGAAGGGTGATGTTACAGTTTTTATTGATGGAAATGCCACTGTAGATGTGGGTAAAAACGCAACTCTTAAAGTTGGCGGCAGTTTTCAAGCAGATATTAGTGGCACATGTAAGATAACATCAGGTGGAAATATGTCATTTAAAGCACCACGCATTGATTTGAACTAATATGAAACACGAATTCATTATTTTAGTAAAAGGTAAATTAAAAACCTACACTAACTGGGAAGATATTCCAGAAAAATTTGATAATGTAATCAAGTTTAATCCGTATATGCCTCCTCCTCCACACACAGAAAAGGAACATGAGGAGATAGAATCTTGGATGCCAAGGTTTAAAGAATTGATGAGTAGAGAAACAAAGTGACTCTATCAACGTATGGTAGACAATTTGTAGATGTGCCCGCAGGTGAAACCGTTACCATAACTGCATCTGCTTTAGTCAATCCAATAGTAATAACATATGTTGGCGCTACAGTTGATGGTAAATCTATCTCTAGTGTAACTATGTCAAATACTAGTTGTGTATTAACTGATCCTCTTACACAAATGTATACAACGACTTTTACATTAACTGGACAATACAGTTCTGATTTGGCGACAGAAGATGAATTTATTGCAATTAATACTAAAAATTATATTTCTTCATCAGAAGATTTTGAACAATTAACTTATCAATTATATGATCAATTAATTGCAGAAAAAGGAGTAAAATGGGATCAAATTATTAAATTTTATCCTGATAGGTCACCAGAAAAAACTGTAATCTATACATTTACTGGAGGCACTCCAACAACGACTACACAAAAAGTAAGTTTGATACCAACAAGACAATTTACTAGGTTACAGAGTATAATGCAATCTATATCACCTAATAGAGTTGTTACAGATGCATCGGGTAATATAATAACACCGGGTTATAGTTCCGATCCACCGGGTTTCACATAGGAGAAATTAATGCCAGCAGCAACTAGAATTGGAGATACAGATATCACTCATTGCTCAACACCGGCAAGGGCTCAAGGAGCTTCAAAGGTATTTGTAAATGGAATACCTTGGAGTTGTCAGAGTCACACAAATACTCCTCATTTAATTCCAGGTGGTAATCCATGTTCGGTTCATGCTGCCAGTATATCTTCTGGTTCGTCCACCGTTAAAGTGCAAGGACTTGGCGCTGGAAGAGTAGGAGACAGTATTTCAGGATGTACTGCTGTGGCATCCGGTTCTGGTAATGTTTTTGCTGGAGGTTGAATAAATAAACGATGTCAACAAAAATTACTTCAAATGATCCAACAATTACCGCAGAAAGGTCATTCAAAGACCTTGACCTGAACTTCACTTCACATCCTATTAGAAAAGATGTGAGTAGACATTACAATGAAAAAGCGATCATTAATGCAGTCAAGAACTTAGTTTCCACTAATTTTTATGAGAAACCATTTCAACCAGACTTTGGTGCAGGTATTAGAGGACTATTATTTGAACCTGTTGATTCGGTTTTTGGTGCATCAATTGAAAGAAAATTAAGTGAAACAATAAAAAATTATGAACCTAGGGTGGCAATTGAATCTATTACTGCTATACCAGCACCCGATGAGAATGGATATAAAGTTAGAATGGTGTTTTTCATCATCAACTCTCCAAATCCAATAACGATTAACTTCTTTTTAGAGCGTATAAGATAAAATGACAGATCGTCTAAGAGTAACTGAACTTGATTTTGATACAATCAAGCAGAATTTAAAAACATTTTTACAAGCGCAATCTGAATTTACAGACTATGATTTTGAAGGCTCTGGTCTAAATGTGTTGCTAGATATTCTAGCCTATAATACTCATTACAATGCTTATTATTTGAATATGGTTGCAAACGAAGCATTTATGGATACTGCCTTATTAAGAGATTCAGTTATCTCTCACGCAAAAGTTTTAGGTTATGTACCTTATTCTCGCAAAGCCGCTTCTGCAACTTTAAATTTTACCGTTTCTACTAGTTCAAATACTTTATCAACTGTAACTATACCAAAAGGTTTCAGTTTTTTATCCAATGAGATTGATGGTGTCAGTTATAATTTCGTAACTCTTGAAGAAACGACAGTTACGAAATCCAATACAGATTTTACATTTTTGGAATTGCCAATATATGAAGGACAGTTGGTAACATATAATTACACATACGATCAGCAAACAAATCCAAAACAAATATTTTCAATACCCGATTCTGATGTAGATGTTTCTACTATTTCTTTAACTGTACAGGCATCATCAAGTAATACAACGATTGAAACATTTATAAAAGGCACAGATGCAAGTAATGTTTCAACGACTTCTCCAGTGTTCTATCTACAGGAAGATAGGGGAGAAAAATATAGCGTCTATTTTGGAAATAATATTATTGGTAAATCAATAACAAATGGTAATATTGTATCTTTAAGTTATTTAATTACCAATGGAGATGCAGCAAACAAAGCAAATAATTTTGTGGCAACGGGAACGTTATCAGATTCTTTGGGTAATTCTTTAACAGACTTTACTATTAACCCTATAAGTCAAGCTGCAGGCGGATCTGAACGTGAGTCTGTAGATGAAATTAAATCTGCTGCTCCTCTTCAGTTTACAACTCAAAATCGTTTGATTACATTCAATGATTATGCCTCATATATTAAAAAAAATTATCCTGCGGTAGAATCAGTTTCCGTTTGGGGTGGAGAAGATGAAACTCCTCCAGTTTTTGGTCGTGTTTTTGTTTCATTAAAACCTAAACAAAACTATTACCTTTCTGATATTGAGAAACAAAGAATTATTGATGAAATTATTACACCAAAAGCTGTTGTAGCGGTACAAACAATTATTCGTGATCCAGAATTCTTATACCTATTAATAAATTCTGAAGTTTCATATGATCCTAAAAAAACCATTTTAACTAAAGATCAATTAACTTCTGCCATTCGCAGTTCTATTTTAAATTACAAAACACAAAATTTAGATAGGTTTGATTCAAAATTTATTCTATCTAGATTACAGGATGCGATTGATAATACAGATACAAATGCAATCATTGGATCTCAAACCGTCATTAAATTGCAAAAAAGATTTAAACCAACTTTAAATGCAAGTAAATCTTATAATATTATTTTTGGTGTTCCTCTACATAGAGGTACAATTACAAATAAGATGACCTCTACTCAATTTAAGGTGTATGATTCTCAAGGTATTGAGAGAGAAGTTATTTTTGAAGAAACACCACAATCATATACTGGTGTTTCTTCTATTGCCGTTTTAAATGGTGGTGTTGGATACACTTCAAATCCCACTATTACTATTCTAGGTGATGGTTATGGTGCGGAAGCAATCGCAACAATTGTTAATGGTAAAATTAAAGAAATTATCATAACAAAACCAGGTATTGAATATACTAAAGCTACCGTACAAATTAGTGGTGGTGGTGGATATGGAGCTCAGGCTATTGCTTCGGTTGATGCAAGAATTGGTACAGTAAGAGTCGTATATTTTGATCAGAATGCGGAAAGACAGATCATAAATGATGCAGCTGGTACAATAGATTATGATGATGGTATAATTTATATTAAGAACATTTTAATCAATTCAGTAAGTTCAATTGATGGAGATATGAGATTGACCATTGAATCGGATAAAGGTATTATTGGAACTTATAAAAATGTTATCATTACATTAGACCAAGATGATGCAACTTCTATTAGTACGATCTTAGAAACTGTATAATGACAACAGATTTAAAAACATCACTACTTGTTAATCAGCAAGTTCCCGAATATGTTAGGGATGAACATCCTACATTTATAGCTTTTCTTGAGGCTTACTATGAATTTTTGGAAACTAAGCAGGGAACACAAAATAATGATTTAGTTACACAGGCTAAGAAACTAAAAAATATTTCTGATGTTGATGATTCAATTGAAGAGTTTGAACAAAGTTTTTACAACACATACGGTTCACTTATACCTTTAGATGTCCAATCAGATAAAGCTCTTCTTTTTAAACATTTGTTACCTCTTTATAGAATAAAAGGTAGTGAAAGTTCTTTTAAACTTCTTTTCCGTTTGTTATTTGGAGAAGATATTGATATTATTTTACCTCGTAATAATGTTCTAAAAGTATCCAACAGTAAATGGGTAGTTGACAATAAACTTCGTATTAATACGGATGTTTATACACAATATGTTGGCGATGGATCAACTAAAGAATTTATTTTAGCGCAGGTTGTATCAGCTAGTGAAATCGCAGTTTATATTAATGATGTTGAGCAATCAAATTCTTTCTTTTTAAAACGAGAATATCGTAAAATAATCTTTAACACTGCGCCCGCAAATGGTTCGGTTATCAGAGTTGTTTATGAGAACTTTAATGAAAAATTACTTCAAAATAGAAAAGTTACCGGTTTAACTTCGGGCGCCTCTGCAATTATTGAATTATCAAGTCGCCGAATTATTTCTGATGCTTTGAATCTTGGATTACCTATTGAGTTGTTAATCAATACAGGTTCATTAGAAGGTGATTTCTTAAACGGTGAATTTGTAACTATTCCTATTATTGATGCTGATGGTATTTTATTGGATGTTCGTGCATCAACATTTTCTATAGTTAAACAAGTTAATATTATTAATCCTGGATTCAACTATAAAGTAGGCGATCCAGTTTCTATTAATGGTGGTAACGCAACATCAAATGCTGTTGCTACTGTTGAAAGTGTATTTTCTGGTGCAATTAATCGTGTTTTAGTTTTTCATGGTGGCGCCACATTTACAAATGCTTCAAGTATTTTAGTTTCAGGAAACGGTAATTCAGTTTTTACTTTTGTCGTTGATGGTATTGACCAGACTGGAGTTAATGCTGCCAACACATTTATAGTTTCAACAGACACGATTGCATCATTCAATGGAAGTATACATGCTGCAAACACACGAATTAATGCTGCGGATTATGGTTTCCCAAATGCAAATATTCCTACAGGTGAAAACGTAACTACACGAATTATTGATTCACTTTCATTTGATGTATTACAAGTTGGACCTATCACGAATGTTAAGGTGTTGTATGCTGATACATCAGAATCGACACCCATTTTGGATGCATTTGGTGCATCATATGGTAATCCTAGTGCGGTTAGAACAGTAAAAAGTTTAGGTACGATTGCTCGTTTTAAAATTAATGATGGTGGATTGGGGTATGAAGTTGGTGATGAGATTGTTTTTGGTGCAAATCCACCAATGACATTTGGGCAATCTGCAGCTGCCGTTGTAACTAGAGTTGCAGCTAATGGATATATTCAAAAAATTGAAGTTGCAAATACACGTGTTTCTGGTACAGCAACAATATCCACAAGTGGTGTTGTTGTATCGGGAACTGACACAAAATTTACTACAGAATTAAAAGTTGGTGACACAATTGATATTAATAACCAGTCTAGAGTAATTGCTACAATTACTGATCCAATAACAATGTCTGTAACACAGCCTTGGACTTATTCATCAACAAATAAAAAAATTGGTGTATTTAATTATTATCCAAAAGGTGGTTTTGGATATGTACAGAATAATTTTCCAAGAATAACAGTATCATCTGCTGGTGGTTCTAATGCAGATATACAAATTGATTCTATTGCGTCCGATAACGAACAGCTACAAGGTTCTGCTACATTTGTTCCCGGTGCGATTCTTAAAATTAAAGTTCTGGTACCTGGAAGTGGGTATCAATTTATTCCTATTGCAACTGCAATTAGTGCTACAGGTAGTGGTGCAATTCTTGCTCCTCAGATTGAACAATCTTATCTTTCTTCTGATGGTCGCTGGACAACTTCTGATTCTTTATTGTCAACACCAGAACGAAAAATTGCTGGTCGTGAATATTATGTTGATTACTCATATGTAATTTCGTCTAAAATTGAATTTTACAAGTATAAAAAAATACTTAAAGACTTACTACATCCGGTAGGATTTGTTAATTATGCGGAATATCAGAAATCAAATTCTTTCAGTTCCACTATTGATGTACAACCTTCAAAAGAAGTTACACTTTCAGGTAGAGTTAATGTTTCAAACGGAAGTGTAGTTGTTACAGGATTTTCCACTAAATTTAATATTGCAAATCAAAAAAATATTCTAACCCGAGGATCAAGAATCGCAGTTAATGGTGAACTCAGAGTAGTTAATACTATCGTTTCAAATACGGTACTTATAACTTCAGCAAACTTATCTGATATTTGGATTGCAAATTCAGGTTCAGGATATTCAAATGGTTATCTGAATATTTCTAATGGTGGTGGTACAATTACAAGTTTAACTATTGGTTATGAAGGTATTGGTTATTCTAATGGTATCTTATTGTTTACTGATGCGGATCAATCCATATCTGCTATAGCAAATTGTGAAGTTTTTCCTTCAAATGGTGCATTAAGAAAAGTTACATTAACAAAAGGTGGATTGTTTTCAAATAGACCTATTGCTTCACCTGATAGTTATCCGGCTAATGTAATCTATGCTAATACAATTACAATTACTAATCCTGGTGCAGGATATTCCAATGGTTTCTTAAATTTCTCGGATGGTGATCCACTTCGTATACCAAGAGTCAATATAGAAGTTTATCCTTCAAATGGTGGAATTAGAACAATTCTTACTACTGGAATTGATCCTGGTTTGTATAGAGGTCCTGGTTTTCCAACAGTTACACCAAATACAAGTCCAAATGTTGTTGTGTCTAATGTTATCACCACTAGTAATGGACTTGGACATTCAAATGGTGTATTGACATTTACTGGTGGAGGTACCTCAAATAGGGCAGCGCAAGTTGCAGTTGAAGTTAATGCTAATGGTAGTATTGTTAGTACCACTATTTTAGACTCTGGACTTTATACTTCAGCAGTTAATGTTGCAAGTATTACCGCTAATACTGGCGCAACAGGTGTAAACAGTTTTGTTATATTTACTGGTGGTGGAACAGGTAATACTGCGGCTAATGCCAGAATTTTTGTAAATACTGCTGGTTATATCGTTAATGTTGTTGTTGATGCTAATGGTACATACACCAGCTTACCAACTGCAACCGTAAATACTGGTAATGGAATTCTTACTATAACTGGAAATCCTACGATATATGCTACTGTAAATAATACTCCAAAACATCTATTATCAATTGCATCAAATACCGTAACACTCTTTAATGTTACGAACGTTTCAGCAAATGCTGCCGCAGTTGGTGCGAATGGTTATGTTACATTTACTGGTGGTGGAATATCTAATGTTGCTGCTAATGCACAAATTTATGTAAATACTGCTGGTTATATCCTTAATGTTGTTATTACTTCTAACGGTTCGTATACTAGCACTCCAACTGCAATTATACCAACATCATTTAATGTGACTAATATTACTGCTAATACTGGTGCAACGGGTAAAAACAGTTTTGTTGTATTTACTGAAGGAGGATCCTATATTACTCCTGCTAATGCAAGAATTTTTGTGAATACGGCTGGTTACATTATTAATGTTGTTATTACTTCTAATGGTTCATACACTAGCGCACCAATTGCAACACCAAATACCGGTAATGGAGTTCTCACTGTAACTACAAATACGGTTTTTACTAATGCATCACTTACTGTAACTACAAATACTAGGTTTTCTAATACTCCTGGTCGTGCAATTGCTAATGGATATCTTGTATTTACTGGAGGTAGTCCGGTAATTAATGCTAACGTGTCTTATGAAGTGTTTCCAAATACTGGTGCGATAAGATCATTTACCATTAATCAAGTTGGATTATATCGCACAACGCCTAATGTTGCTCCTAATTCGGTGCCTTATTCTATAACTGAGGTTTATCCAACTGATGGTGGTAGTGGTTATGCCAACGGTTATATTATTCTTCAAGGTGGTGAACCGATGATGAATGGTAATACTTCAATTAATGATTTTACATTAAACGTGGTAAGTATTATTGCAAATTCTGGTGCTGTAGGTGTAAACAGTTTTGTTATATTTTCTGGTGGTGGAGAAAGTAACACTCCTGCTAATGCAAGAATTTTTGTAAATACCCAAAATTATATCGTCAATGTTGTTGTTAATGCTAATGGTACATATAGCGGTCCACCAACTGCAACAGTGAATACCGGTAATGGTGTTCTTACTATATCCAGTAATATTTCTAGTAATGCTAACACTGGCTATGCAACAACAAATGCTAATGTGCAGATTATTGTTAATAGTACGGGTGCTATTATTAGAACTATTATTACAAACGTTGGTTTATATGCAAACGTTTTTAATGTTAATTTGAATGGTGCGGTTGAAAGTATTGTTGCTAATTCGGGTGCAAGAACTGTCAACAGTTGGATTACATTGTCTAATCCACGAACATATGGTAACACAAGACTTAATTCAAATGTAGCAAATGCCAGAATTTTTGTAAATACTGCCGGATATGTTGTTAATGTGGCTGTTTTTGCTAATGGCATTTACTATGGTACACCAATAGTTACCAATTTAAGGTATTATGAAAATACCGTATCAGTTCCATCAGGTTCAGGAGGCTTAAATGGACAGACATCAAATGCTGCCTTTACAATCACTATGGGACCAAGTACGATTTATGCTGCTAATGGTGTAAGTCAGAACGGTTCGGGTGCTCGTTTTAGAATTTCTTATAATGCCAATACGTTAAACGTTGCAAATATTGCGGCAACATTGATATCAAATACATTGTATACTGCTACGTTTGCTTTGACTGCAAATAGTAACTCTACGACAAATGCAGCATTTACAGTTTATCCAGTGTCTAATGTTCAAACAGTAGCTAATATTACAGTAGGGTTTACTGGACAGAATACGCCAGCAAACGTATCTGTTCAAGTTGATGCTAATGGATCAATTCAAAAACTAACCATTAATACACAAGGTAATTACTATTATCCGCCAGATATAACGCCAAATAGTGCAGGATTTATTACAAGTGTTACTGCAAACTCTGGCGCTGTGGGTGTAAACAGTTTTGTTATCTTTACTGGCGGTGGGACATCTAATGTTGCCGCTAATGCTAGAATTTTTGTAAACACAGAGGGATATATCGTTAATGTTGTTATTACATCTAACGGTACATATACTAGCACTCCAACTGCAACACCAAATACGGGTAATGGAGTTCTTACTGTAATTCGGAGTGGTGTTGATGCGGATTTGAGAATAAATAACAAAGGCATATTTACACAAACAGCCAATAATCAACCGTTGGTCGTCTTTAAAAAAGATCCTGTAGTATTTACAACAGAAGATTCAAATTATATGATCGCAACGGAAAAAGGTGCTATAATTATACTGGAATCTTAATTAGGAAAAAAAATGGCAGAGACAATAAAAATATCCGATCTACCCGAACTTACAACACCAACATCTAGTTTAACTGATAAGTATTTGCTTGTCACGGATGCTAGTGTAGCTACACCCGTATCCAAGAAAATATCTCTTAACACACTCGATACGTTGCTTGATATTTCACAAAACAAAGCAAATTTGGCGTTTAATCGTGCCAATAATTCTATCGATGCAAATAATGGAGGCACAATTACTGGCGATTTAAGGGTTACTAATAATCTTTTTGTCGGTAATGTATTCGTTACTGGTCAAACATTCAGTGTTAATGCTAGTACACTTGTTTCAAATGACACCGTTATTATTTTAGGTGAAGGTAATTATTTTCTTGATAGTCGGGACTTGGGATTTGCTGCACACTATAATAACGGAATAAATGCACATTCTGGTTTGATTCGAGATTCCGATTCTAAAGAATGGTATCTGTTTAAAGAATACACTCCCGAAGTCGGCACAAACAACAATATTAATATTAATGATGCTTCATTTATTGTTGACACATTAAATGCTAATGTAAAATCTACCGTTGTTCTGAGCAAAGGAATTGATCTTTTAATAAGAACAAATACAATATTTGATTTAGCAAATGGAACAGCAATTGCAGCAAATACACCATCTGATGTTGCCAACTCGGCAGCAATTTATGCCAATGGTGCTTTTGCTGCCGCTAATGCTGCTACTGCTACTGATCTAACACAAAATAATTCCATTACTGCTGCATTTAATCATGCCAATGCCTCATTTGCCAATTCTAATACCTATATCACATATAATGAAGCAGTTAATCTAACACAAAATAATTCCATTACTGCTGCATTTAATCATGCGAATGCTTCTTTTGCCAATTCTAATACCTATATCACATATAATGAAGCAGTTAATCTAACACAAAATAATTCCATTACTGCTGCATTTAATCATGCGAATGCTTCTTTTGCAAACTCCAACTCTTATATTACAAATGCAGAAGCCACTAATGTAACTCAAAATAATAGTATTGCGGCCGCATTTAATCATGCGAATGCTTCTTTTGCAAATTCTAACACATATATTACCAGTGCTGAAGCAGTCAATATAACACAGAATAATTCTATTATCGCATCTTTTAATCACGCTAATTCTAGTTTTAATTATTCCAACGCCGTATCAAATCTTGCGTTATCATTTAGTGCAACAACAATTTTAGAAGTATTAAATAGTGGCGCATCAGCATATAGATTCACTCAATATGGTGCTTTAGATAATCCAAATGTAACGACATTAAGCGCAACAACATTAGGATTTAAATTGAATGTTTCGGGACATCCATTTCATATACGAACAGGTGATAACACCGCAGATTATAATACAGGATTAGTTCATGTTTCAACAACTGGGGTTCTTTCTTATGATTCTGCCGCACAAGGTAAAGAAAGTGGAACATTGTTTTGGAGAATTCCACATACTTCTGTAGGTAACTACAAATATCGATGTGTGAATCATCCTGGAGCGATGCTTGGTGACATTAACATTGCAAATACAGCAGCAATTTATTTTGCCTATAATACATAATAAATAAACACTATGACATCAGTAATTTCTAAAAAATTAGGTTATTCCGTTGCTCAACAGTTTAAAGAAGGTTTCTATGAATCTTCTCCAACTGTTGGGTATGTTTATATTGGTAATCACTTAGTTTATCCAGATGAAAACAATCCAACATCCACCTCAGACAGCATTAAAGATGAAAAAACTGTCTGGGATAATATGATTGCTGCTAAAGAAATAACGTCCACGGATGTAGAACTTGTTGTTCCTAGAATTGATTGGACTGCAAATACCAAATATAAACAATATGATGATACAATTTCGGTATCAGAGTTGATTACTGCTTGCGCTGCAATATACAATGTGGCAAGTATTACAGCTAATGCTGGTGCTGTAGGAGTAAATAGTTATGTTACATTTAGTGATGGAGGAACAAGTAATACTTCTGCCAATGCAAGAATATATGTAAACACGGCTGGTTATATTGTGAATGTTGTTGTCATTGCTAATGGTGCATATGGATATGCATATGCCAGCGCACCAGTTGCAACAGCTAATACTGGTAATGCTGCACTTACTATAGTCACAAATACTGTATCTTCTTTTGTTCAACCGATGTACATTGTTACATCGTCACGGAATGTTTATAAATGTTTATCTAATAATGCCTCAGCAGATTCAACTGTAGAACCTGTTGGTGATTATACAACTTCAAATGGTAACATTTCTACTTCCGATGGTTATATTTGGAAGTATATGTATAATGTTAAACCATCAAACAAGTTTTTAACCGACACTTTTATTCCAGTACCTTCATCAGTAAAACAAATAGATTATTCAAGTAGTATATTGAACGTTATTGATGGTGAAGTTGCAACAATTGTAGTTGCGAATTCTGGTTCTGGGTATTATGAAAGTAATATTTCTATTCCTTTCACGTTTCAAACAGGTTGCACAGTTCTTACACTTTTAGGTACAGACATTATAAGTGGAAACATTTCTGTACAGTCCGCTAATATGTCAGTATCGGGAGTAGGAATTACTCCAGGTTCTCATATTTCAGCTATTGATATTCCAAATGCAAAACTGACATTATCAATACCTACTGTAGGTTCGGGTGGTGGTGGGACGGCTGCAAATACATTGTCTTTAACCACTAGAGTTTATGTGGATGGAGACGGTACAACTTTAGAAGGATATGCAACTCTTGGTGCCAGTGGATCAATAAGTAAAGTTACAGTTACGACTATTGGACTTGGTTATTCCAGAGCAAATGCTTACATATATGGAACAGGAAGTGGAGCTTCAGTTAGACCAATACTAGATCCAAAATATGGGCATGGTCATAATCCTGCTAAAGAATTAGGTTGTTCTAATGTAATGGTTGCGGTAAAAATTGGCGAAATTGACTCCACAGAAAATGGAATAATTTCAGCAAATACTACATTTAGGCAGTATGGTATTTTTGTGGATCCTCATAAATACGGTAGTTCTAATGTAGTTACACCCACAAATGCAAATTCGGTAATATCACAAACCACTGATGTTCAACTTCAGGGAGGTTTTACTTACGAATTAGATGAGTTTGTTTATCAGGGTACATCAGCAAATTCTGCGTATGCCTATGGATTTGTTTTAGACCAAACGTCAAATATAGTCAGACTAACTAATGTTCAAGGTGAATTTGTTATAGGTTCTCCTCTTGTTGGAGCAAACACAGGTACAAGTCGTCTTGTCGTTAGTTCTGCAAATCCTGAATATCAACCTTATAGTGGTGATATTTTATATACTGAAAATGCAGTTAAAACGACCAGAGCGGATGGTCAAGCTGAAAGTATTAAACTTGTTGTTAAATTTTAAAGGTTAAGAAATGCCACTTACTACGAATTTTAATGTTGATCCTTATTACGATGATTTTGATGATAATAAAGACTATCATCGCATATTGTATAAACCAGGTAATGCAGTTCAAGCTCGTGAATTAACTCAATCACAAACAATTCTTCAAGATCAAATTAAAAAATTTGGTGACCATATTTTTCAAAATGGTTCGGTTGTAACTGGTGGTCAAGTCACAATTCAAAATACGGCATATATTAATCTTGCATCAACATACGCAAATAACGATATTTCATATATTGGATTTGATAAAGTTAATATTTACAACTCCGCTAATACCAAACGTGCATATGTTTTAGCTGCGGAAGATGCAGATGCACTTGCCGATCAGCCAGTAACATTAGTGATTAATCAATTGTTTGGTGAACCATTTGTTGCTGGTGAAACAATTTACACATCAAACAACGATACAAATGCTGTTACTTATTATGCAAATGTGGCAACAACAAATCCAATAGGTAATAATCAAACATTCTCAATTAATGAGGGTGTGTTTTATTATGAAGGTTACTTTATAAAGAGTCAACCTCAATCAGTTGCGATAGACAAATATAGTCGTAATGGTAATGCAATTATTGGTTTTGAGGTTACTGAAGGTATTGTTGATTACACTCAAGACACTTCTCTTCTTGATCCAGCGCAAAGTTCATCCAACTTCCAAGCACCAGGTGCTGACCGATATAAAATTAGTTTAAATCTTTCAAAACGTAGTTTAACCAGCACAGACTTAACTCAGTTTATTGAGTTGGGCACCATAAAAAGTGGTTTGCCACAAAAAGTTGTTCAAACTCCAATTTATGGTCCGCTTGGTGATGAACTGGCTCGCCGAACGTTTGACGAATCTGGTGATTATGTAATTAAGAATTTTGAGATTGCTGTTACAGACAGTGAAGCAAATTCGGCGTTTGCAAACGTTACATTGAGTTCAGGTAAGGCTTATATTAAAGGTTATGAGTTTCAAACAATATCTCCTACAACGATTACTGTACCTAAACCTAGAACTGTAGAACCTCTTGTTAACCAACCTGTTACTGTTAATTATGGTTATTATATTTACGCTAATAGTTTATATGGTAATTTTGGAACTAATCAATTTAATAACGTAGAATTTTCCCTTTTAAATACGACACAAGCGACTAATTATTTAACTAGTGCCGCAACAGCAAATACCTCAGTTTATGCCAACACAATTATAGGTACTGGTAAAGTTAAAGGAACAACTTTTTATAGTTTTGGAGCTAACACTTTTGACAGTGGTGCATATACATACAAAGTTTTTTTAACTGATATTAATTCAACACAATGTGGTCACGCTAATGGTGCTGGCGTTCTTGCATTAGGAGGCGGTACAAGTACAGTTTTATTGCCTACAGGTTTTGCTGCAAACAATGATGTTTATAAAGGTCTGTTGCTAAAATTTACTGCTGGTACAACAGCTGATAATCCTTCTGATAATTCTGAAAGAACCATTACTGATTATACGTATAGTCCTGGTGGTTCACCTACAGGTGTTTCAATAACTAGCACAACAGGTGATTTTAGCTGTTCTCCAACATCTTTTGTTATGACACCCGGACAGCAAATTTCTGTTAGTGGTGCTTCTGCACTAGTCGTATTAGGAAATTTAACATCTAATGTAACGTCAATCACTGCTAATGGTAGAGCGGTTAATAGTTGGATTACATTTTCAACTTATGGTCTTAATCCCGGATCAAGTCCTGCCAACGCAAGGATATTTGTTTACGGTACTGGTTCTAGTGCTGGTTACGTTCAGAACGTTACTATTTTTGCTAACGGATCTTATAGTAATACACCAAACATAACTGGTTTGACATTTTATGAAAATACAATACCCGTTCCAGCAGGTACATCAAATGCCACATTTATTATACAAGGTTCAAGTAATGTTAGAGTAACTAGTGCCACCGGTGATTTTGTTTACCCAGCAGGATTTTCAGGATTAAGAGTTGGACAATCTATTACGCTTGCTAATACTCCCAACTCACAAGTAGGAATATTATCTACTCTTGTGGGAGGTGTATATTACACACCAGGTTTTGCTCCCGTAGGTACCTTTACTGGTAATGTTACTAATGGTTATGCAAATACATCACAAACCTATTTTATCATTGCTACTAATGGTTCAACAACATTTAGATTATCAGCAACTCCTGGCGGCTCTGCTATTACGACTTCAATCGGTTCGCTTTATGGTATGTCGTTTATTGTTTCTGGTCCTCCAATTACAAATTATGCGAATACATCAACATCAGCACAAACTTATTTTATTATTGCCACTAATGGTTCAACAACATTTCAGTTGGCAGCAAATATTGGCGATAGTACCAGTGTTCTTTCAACAACACCAAGCACACCTATTGGATTAACTTATACTGTCGGTGATGCTAGAATTGCGACTTTAAGTGATGCACTTTTAGGACCACCAGTTAGTAATAATCATCGTTTTGTGATGAACACTACTTTTGGTAGTGCAGAATCTTTATTTGTTAGAAATACTTTAGGTCAAGCTATTGCATATGCTAATGTATCTCCAGCATCAAAACTTATGACTTTGAATCCTCAGTTACTTGCAAGATACGGTCGTTTTCAACCAGTTATTATTCAAGAAGTGTCAAGTGAACCTTTGTTATTGCGTATTGGTAAAACTAATGTTGCTGATAACACAATATCAAATTTTGTTTATACTTATCAGAGACTATATCAAAGCATTCCGTTTACTGGTGGTGTTTCTTCAGCATTATCAATAGGTACTGGTGAAACTTTACTTGATCCTGGTAGTGCTTCTGCATCATCAACAGAATTACAATATTATGATATTATTGTGACTAACCCTGGTAGTAGTACAACAATGGTAAGAGGCCAACATGTACCAGCACAACAATTTAGTGTTGATACTGCATCACGTACTATTTCAGTGGATGGTGGTGCTGATATGACGGCAAACATTTATGCTACAATTAGTGCATCCAATCCTACATCAAAAACTAAAATATTTACTAAAGCAAACACTCGTTTAGTTGATGCTGTTGGTAGTGCAACTAAAGATATTTTTGGTAATGCTGCTGTTTATGTAGCTGTAGCAGATGGTCAAACACAAATTGCAGAAAATTTTGTTGTTAAGAGACCAAATTCTCCACAATACTTGTTTGTTTCAGATGTATATTCAATCAATGCAGTTTTTGATTTTAATGGTACATCTATTACTACAGCAAATTATAATGCATTAACTTCATCTGCTAATGTAACTGATCGTTATACTGTAAGTACAGGACAAAGAGACTCTTATTATGATTGGAGTGCAATTGTTTTGAAACCAGGAGTAACTGCTCCACGTGGACCTCTTCTTGTTCGGTATGATAGATTTAGATCAACAGGATCAGGGTTCTTTAATGTTGATTCGTATACACGGTTAGGTTCACAAGAAAATGGTGGAAATGGTATTGATTACGGTCAGATTCCAAATTACATTACACAAACAGGTGCAATATTAAAACTTAGTGACTATTTGGATTTTCGTCCTGTTCGCAAGGATGGAGTTGATTCGGCTACTGCAAATAATTTTGTTTTAGATATAGAAGAATCCGGAGTTGGTACAAAAATTCCTTTACCCGGTACGTCTATTATTATTAATTATTCTTACTATTTACCACGTATTGATAGAATCGTTTTAAACAAAAACCGACAGTTTAATGTTCTACAAGGCATTCCGGCAATTAATCCAGTGGTTCTTCCAGAACCATCGGATGCAATGACTCTTTATATTTTGAGTTACCCTCCTTATTTGACATTTCCCTCATCAACGCAAATTCAATCATTTAATAATCGTCGTTACACAATGAAGGATATTGGACTTCTGGAAAGAAGAATTCAAAATCTGGAATTATATACATCATTATCAATTGCCGAACTTACAGCAATACAGAAAAATGATAAAACGGTTCGTGATTCGGTTGGATTGTCTAGACCTAAAAATGGTATTTTTGTAGACTCGTTTGTTGATAAAGGTTCTGCTGCAATTACGGCTCCAGATTTTAGTGCAGCAATTGATATTGTGCGTAGAGAACTTCGTGGTTCTTATAATATTGCTTCAACATATTTTTATGCAGATACCAGATTAAATTATAATACTGATCTTGATGGCCCATTACTGATGATGGCATCAAGCAATACAACATTTGTTATGCAAAATAGAGCGTCAAAAACTCTTAATATTAATCCGTTTAATGTAGTTAATTTTCTTGGTTCAATTAGACTTGATCCTTCTTCAGATGTTTGGAAATCGGATGTTCGTTTAGAGTCGCAGAATATTGACCTATCTGGTGGTGATGCTGCAAGAGATGCGTGGTCCTCAATTCAAAGTACCTCATGGGGTGCATGGAATACTCAGTGGACTACCACAAGTGAAGATTTAGGTAGTTCTAGTTCACAGTCCGTCAGTAACCAAAGAAATACTAATGAAAGGTCTGGCCAAGGTAGAGGTCAAGCATTAGTTCAACGTGGTGATGTTACAACTACAACCACCACAACAACAAAAGAAACACAAACATTGAATGCTAGCCGTACAGGTATTCTTTCTCAAATTGTTCCTCAACAATTAACCAAATCAATGGGTGATCGTTTAGTTGACATAAGTGTAGTAAATTATATGAGAGAGAAAAATGTTTTAGTAGTTGCGGAAAAGTTTAAGCCATTTACAACTTTATATCCATTCTTTGATAATACAAGAGTATCAAAATATGTTGCAAAAGTTAATCGTTTTCAAATGACAACGAATAATTTGCAGTATAAAACTACAATTGGAAATTCTGAGACTGTAAAAATTTATGCAACTGCAGCTGATGGAACTTATAAAACAACTGATATTATAGGAACAGCCGGTGTTATTTTAACATCAAATGATAATGCATTCCTTGTTAATATAGTTCCAGAAGCAGGTTCAAATTGGTCAACAGCAGCAACAAATGGTATTACCATTGTAGGTAATGTTACAAACAAATCTTATATCTCTAAAAAATGGTATCATACAACAGGACGTGCAACTGGTGGTTCAGCTTCTTCAATTACTCTTGCACTACACGCAGGTGGAGCACAAAATGCGACCGCAGCCAACTTTATTGGTCAAACCATTTATATCGTTTATGGAACTGGTGCGGGTCAATCTGCCATTATTTCTGGGTATGATCCAGCAACCCGTGTTGTAACAATTACTGGAACTTGGTCAACACCAGCAGATTCAAATTCGGTTTATTCAATAGGCAATTTAGAAACAACCGCAGAAGGTGCTTGTGCTGGAGTATTCATTATTCCGGGAGATGTATTCCGAACTGGTGAAAAATTATTCCGTCTGATTGATGATCAAAATGGAAATATTGAAAATTCACGCACGAATGGTGATGCAAGTTTCTATGCTCAAGGTATGGTGCAAACTAAACAAGAGACCTCAATTACAGTATTCGTTCCAAATGTAGTAAGAAGTACAGTAACAGAATCGTTTACAGCATCAACATCATCTGTTAAATCTATAACTTCTGTTGATACTCAACAGAATGTTGTTGTTGGTTATTACGATCCTCTTGCACAAACATTCTTGATTAATCCAAAACAATATCCGCAAGGAACTGTTATTGATTCAGTTCGGGTATGTTTTAAAACTAAAGATGCTTCAGTTCCAGTTTCTTTACAACTTCGTCCAGTGGTTAATGGATATCCGTCATCATCAACAATATATCCGTATGCAGAAAAAATATTAACTCCAGATCAGGTTAATATTTGTGAAATTCCTGATATGAATGATTCAACCAAATACACGGAATTTAAATTTGATGTTCCTGTTTTATTATTACCTGGTGAACATTCGTTTGTTCTTGTATCCAATAGTAATGGATACGAAGCATTTGTTGCTGAAATTGGCGCAACAGATTTAAGAACTAGCGCTCAGATTTCTGAACAGCCGTATACTGGTTCATTATTCTTGTCACAAAATGGTTCTACTTGGTCAGCAGATCAACTGAATGATTTGATGTTCTCTATTCAAAAACGAGTATTTTCTACCGGTATTGGATATGCTTACTTTAATGCAGACGTATCGCAATACCCTGCAAATGTGCCATATGATGTATTACAATTAATGACAACTGATGCTGTTGTTGCTAACACTTCTCTTCAATATGATTTCTCGGCTGAGATGGATGTGGGTGGACAACACGATCTAATACCTATTTACCCAAATGATGATTATACTTGCAATGATGGATATGGTCGTAGAATTTTAAATCCAACAACAGGTAATACATCATTTATATTACGTGCGACATTAAATACAACTAACCCTGATATATCACCTATGGTTGATGTTAGTCGTTTGAATTTATTGACAATTGAAAATAAAATTAACAACATGCCATTACAAAATAATGGATTTGTTATTGTAAATGGTGGATCTGGATATACAGGAAATGCTGCTATCACTATCACACCAGGTGTTGGAGGTGGTTCGGGTGCCGCAGCAATGGGATATGTTGTGGGTGGTGTTGTCACACGTATTGATTTGACGACCAATGGAGGACTAGGTTATGTTACTTCACCAACAATTGCGGCAAATGCTCCAACTAGTGGTACAACTGCAATAATTACCTATAATGGTGAAGATAAAGCAGTTGGTGGTAATGGTAACATACGTTATCTTACTAAGAAAGTTCAACTTGCTTCCGGATTTGAATGTGGTGATTTACGTGTTTACATGGACGCATACCGACCAGCAAGTGCTGGAATTTTGGTGTACAATAAAGTCTTATCTCCATCCGATTCAAGTGCTTTTGAAACTAATAACTGGCAGTTGATGACAGAAATGGCAGATACTTTGAATTTTGCTTCAGCAAATGAAGATGATTATTCTGAATTAACCTTTGCACCCGGAGCATTTAGAACAGGCATTCCTGATAATAAGATTTCATATCTTGGATCAAATGGTGAAGGACCATATAATGTCTTTAACTTGTTTGCAGTTAAGATAGTTTTGTTTGGTTCAAATACATATGACGTTCCAAAGATATCAAATTTGCGTATTATTGCATTACCTGCTTCATCAGCGACACCAATAACTTCTCTTACTGTATAATAAAATAAGGTAAATTATGTACGTACAGATAGAATCTAATCCTAATTTAGTTAGAGATATTGATAATAGAGCACTGTTAAATACTAACCGTGAAGAGTTAATTGCTTATTATACTGAAAGAGATTTGAAACTTAAAGAACTTCAAGAAAAGCAAACCATGCAAGAAAAAGTAGTCAATCTAGAAAAAGATATAACAGAAATAAAAGATTTGTTAAAACAAATCGTACAAATGAGAACCCAAGATGGCAATTAATAACTTATCTACTGCTAATACGTTTCAAGAATGGTTAACAACAACATCAACGTTAGTTAATCTTTCTAATTTACTTACCGATAATATAGGCGGCGGTGGTGCTGGATTTATTGCTAATACATCTTTGTTTATTGAAGGTGGTGATGCATCTTTAAATGTACGAACTCGGGCAAATATTAATACGCTGCGAGCTAACACTGCTAACCTTGCTAACATTTCTTTAATTTCGGGTAGTGTTGTAGGTAACGGTAATTTAACATTTAGTGGTGCTACAATCAGTAATTTGACATTTGGTAATGTTGTAGTTACTGGAAATGTCAATACGTTAAATGTGACAAATACATTAGCCGTTGGTGGTGATACATTTATTTCAGGTAATCTAATTGTATCTGGGAACGTAACATTAGACACGTTTGGTTTTGATGATGTGAATGTTGCTGGTAGTGTACTTATTGCTAACACCCTAAATGTTACTCAAGGTACAACACTTACTGGCAATCTTATTGTTGTATCCAATGTTTCAATTAGTAATAACCTTATCGTTACTCGAAATACTTCAATTAGTGGTAATCTTGCTGTTACTCAAAATACCACTCTTGCTAATGTAACTGTAACCGCTAACATTTTAACTGTTAACGTTACTAATACTCTGAATGTCGGTAGTAGTATTGTAGCACCATTAGCCAATATTGCTAACATTGGATTACTCAACAGTAATCTTTCTGTGCCTAGTACCATAACAACTAACAATTTAATTATACTTAGCAATATTCTTCGTGCTAATATCTCCACAACACTAAACGTTGCTAATAGTATTGTAGCTCAGTCAGCTAACATCGCAAATGTTGCTATAATTAATAGTGATATTTTTGTACCTGATCTTATAACAACTAATAATATAACTGTAAACAGTAACATTACAACTGTCAACGTTACTAATACACTAAACGTTGGTAGTAGTATTGTAGCACCATTAGCTAATATTGCTAACATTGGATTACTCAACAGTAATCTTTCTGTACCTGGTATTTTAACCACTAATAATTTAACTATACTTAGTAATATTGTTCGTGCTAATATCTCCACAACACTAAATGTGGCTAACAGCATCGTAGCACAATCAGCTAACATTGCAAACATTGGACTCCTTAATAATAACCTTACGGTACCTGGTAATGTAACTGTAAGTGGTAATGTAACTGTAAGTGGTAATGTAACTATAAGTGGTAACATTCTTCGTGCTAATATTTCCACCACATTAAATGTGGCTAACAGTATTGTAGCTCAGTCTGCCAATATTGCTAACGTTGCTATAATTAATAGTGATATTTTTGTACCTGATCTCATAACAACCAATAATATAACTGTAACTAGTAACATTCTTCGTGCTAATATTTCCACCACATTAAATGTGGCTAACAGCATCGTAGCACAATCAGCTAACATTGCTAACGTTGCTATAATTAATAATGATATTTTTGTACCTGATCTCATAACAACCAATAATATAACTGTAACTAGTAACATTCTTCGTGCTAATATTTCTACTACACTGAATGTTGCTAATAGCATTGTAGCTCAGTCTGCCAATATTGCTAACGTTGCATTTCTTAATAGTAATGTGATAGTTCCAGGAACCGTAAATACTAGTAGTGTAAATACTAGTAGTTTGGTTGTAAGAGGCAATATTGCCGTAGTGAATGTCACAAGTAATGCATTCATTGGTGGTGATACATTCATCTACGGTAACCTGACGATTGCAGGCAATACTACGTTATCTGTCGGTGGGTTTGAGGACTTGAATGTTGGAGGCAGAATCAACGTTGGCACCAATTTAGATGTTTCTGGAAATGCTAATGTTGTAAGTAATATTTCTGCTGGTAACGTTAATGTAACAGGAAAAATTACTGGTGTGACACAGATTACGGGTGCAGCAAATAATGCAATTTATACCACAATTTCGGCGGCTATTGACTCCTCAATTGCCTTTGCGATTGCACTTGGTTGATATAAATAGATAAATAAAGAAAAACAGAGGATTCAATGGCTAATACTTTTAAGAATTTCACTTTAAAGTCAGTAGGAACTACATCAACAAATGTCTATGCTGCTGCAGCGGGTGTTCAAGCTACCGTTATTGGTATGTCAATAGCGAACATGATTACTACTCCTATTACCGCTAGTGTTATTTTGAGTGGTGGATCAATTACGAGTAACGTATTCATGATTAAAGATGCGACAATCGCACCCGGTGGTGCATTGGTGCCTATTGGTGGTGATCAGAAATTTGTTTTGGAAGCAGGAGATTACTTACAGGTAAATACTTCAGTTGCTTCCTCAGGTGATGTCATTTTATCGGTTCTGGAGATAAGTTAATGGCCTACCTAGGTAATCCACCAGAGATTAATAACTATACACTGTTGGCTCAAAAGTTTAGTGGTACAGGTGCCTGCACTCAATTTACCTTGAGTAGAAATATTAGTGATGCTAATACTCTGGCTGTTGTAGTTAATGGTGTCTTGCAAACTCCAGGCGATTCTTATTCGGCCACAAATGGCATTCTAACTTTTACTGAACCACCTAGTCTAAGTGAAAATAATATTACAATTACTTATTTGGCAACAAGTGTTATAACATATAGTCTAGTATCTGCAAGTCAATTGTTGGCCGGTTCTGTAACTACTACTGCACTTGCTGCTGGTTCAGTGACAGATGATAAATTAGCCAGTACAGCAACTTTTGATGATGTATTTCTATTCGGTGGAATGTAAACAAAGGAAAATAAAAAAATGGCAAGAACATATAGAATACTTGGGCAATCTAATCCAAATGCAAATGTACTGACAACGTTATACACCGTTCCAGCAAGTAACTCTGCAATCATATCTTCATTGGTAATTGCAAATTTAAATGAAACAGATGGCACAGGAAATTCATTTACTTTATCCGTTAATACTGCTGGTGTTGGAGTTTCTAACTCAAGTTACATTGCTTATCGTGTTAATTGTCCAGTTAAAGATACTGTTAAATTGACTTTAGGTATAACTCTAAACGCTGGATCAGTTCTTTCAGCAAACGCTAATTCCGGTAATTTTGCATTTACTGCTTTTGGTACTGAAATTTATTAATATTTTTATTTTAAAGGTGATTGAATGAATAACAAAGAAATTGAATATGCACATTTTCTAATTGGCAACAACAACAAATTAGTTTGTGGTATTGACACAGCAATTAAAGCATTACGCCCAACAGCACGTTACGATATGTCAGCATCAGGTGGACATTTTGAGTTCACACGTTGGGAAGATGATGCTAAAACAGAAGCACCAACAAAAGCAGAAATTATGGCAGAGTTGGAATATCAGAATAAGTTTATTGAACACAATCAATATTTTTTAGATCGTGCAGCAAACTATCCTGATATTACAGTTCTTGTAAACTCACTTTGGGAAGCAATGGACAATAGTGAGATACCAGGTAAAGGAACAAAGTTTTATAACATGATTAAAGAAGTGAATGATGAGTTTCCTAAACCCGAAGGTGATGCACCAGTAAGACCAGAATAAACAAGGAAATAAATGGCATATATTGGAAATCAAGTTACATCAGTACCATTCGTTACAGATGTTTTTAGTGGTGATGGACTGACGAGTTCGTTTGGACCAATGATTCGTATTCCTGCAACCGCTGCATCTATTTTGGTGCATATTGCAGGAATATATCAACGTCCAACTATTGATTATACTGTAACATCTGATACACTTATACTCACTTCTATTCCAGCATCTGGTACAAATAATATTGTGGTTCATCACATAGGCATCGGATTCATGGCAACACAAGTACCAGGAGATGGTACAGTAACACCATCAAAATTTTCTAGTTCTACAAACACATCGATCACAGGAAAATCAGTAGCAATGTCTATTGTATTCGGAGGATAATAAATGGCTGCGCCAAACATCGTAAGTGTAACAAATATTTTAGGTAAAAGTAATGTCGCTAACATTACAAGTGTTTCTTCGTCAGTCATTGTTAATGCTGTCAATTCGGGTAAAGTGTTTAAGATTAACACGATGCTCGTATCAAATGTTGACGGAACAAGTGCTGGTAACGTTTCAGTAGAACTGTTTAAATTTGGCGCACAAAACACGAGCACTGGTACTGGCAATGCAACTTATGCTATTGCTAATACTATGACTGTACCTGCTAAATCAACATTAGATATTCTTTCCAAATCACTTTACTTAGAAGAGGGTGACCAAATCAAAGTTAAAGCTGATGCAAACAATCGTCTACACTTCATTTCATCGTTTGAAGAGATAAGTTAATGCCATTAGGATTGAATGGTAGTATCATTGGACTTGTTAATTCCGCCAAACAGTTAGGCGCAGGTGACACAGTTGGTATATGGTCAATGAGCGAACATTTTGCAAATAGATTGAATGCTTTATATGGTCCTATTCCTAACGTAACATTTACGAGCACTTCATCATGGACTGTTCCTGAAGGAATTACTGCTGTAGATTATTTTATTGTTGCAGGTGGTGGTGGAGGATCCGCAGGTGGTGGTGGAGCTGGCGGTGTGCGGCAAGGTACAAGTCTTTCAGTTACACCAGGCGGCACTCTTAATATAGTAATAGGTGCAGGCGGCGCACTGGGTTCATCAAACGGTTCAAACTCTGGCATATATTCATCTTATCCGTTTCCCGCATTGTGGGGTACAGGTGGTGGTAGAGGTGGTGTAAATGGTCCTAATAATACCGGCACCAACATTGGATATTCTGGCGGTTCTGGTGGTGGCGGTTCTTGTGATGGATTTCCAAGTAATCCGAAAGGTGCGGGACTAGGTAATTTAGGAAATTATACTCCTTCGGAAGGAAGTAATGGCGGAACGGGTACGGGATTCTGGTCTGGTGCTAGTGGCGGTGGCGGCGGCGGTGGCGGCGGTGGCATTGGAATTGGTGGATTATCTTTTTCACCTGGTAACGGACCAGGTGGTCCTCCAGCAGCAGCACCTTATGGTGGTAATGGCGGCGTTGGAATTTTCTCTACGATATCAGGTGCAAATGTTGGTTATGCTGGAGGTGGTGGAGGTGTTGGTTATTCTTCTACTGTTGCTACTGTTTTTGGATATGGAGCAAATACTACTGGTGGTGCAAACGGTGCATTTGCTGGACCATTTACTCCTTCTGTGGTTGGTGCAAATGCCGCTTCCAACTTCGGTGGCGGAGGTGGTGGTGGCACTGTAGCTCCAACCACTCTTTATGGTTCGGGTGGTTCAGGTATTGTGATCATTAAACTTTACGGTATACAATAAATGGCTAGAAGATTTAACGGTGGTTTAATTGGTGCCCTCAACGCTGCTAAGTTTAGTGGTGTTACTACAGGTATATGGACATCAAATGAAGTTGGTCTGAGTAAACTTGCTGGGTTATGGCCGGATAGTATTTTTTCTGTGGTGCAATCATTCACAACATCTCAATTAGTAACAATTCCTGCTGGTGTTAATGAAGTAGATTATCTTATTGTTGGTGGTGGCGGTGGTGGTGGTGGTTATAGAGGTGGTGGAGGTGGCGCTGGAGGAGTTCTTCAAGGAACAAATTTACAGGTAACACCGGGAACAACATATACGATTGCAATTGGATCAGGTGGTGCTGGAGGTACAAGTGGAGGTGCTCCAGACGGTGCCACTGGTACTAATGGCACTAATACTGTAATTTTTACTGGCGCAACGTATCTCACTGCAAATGCGCTTGGCGGTGGTGGCGGTGCGGGTGGATCAAAAAATGGTAATGCTGGCGGTTCTGGTGGAGGTGCTGGCGGTGGTGGTGGTGGACTTACAACAGACTTTCTTGCAGGTGCAGGAACACCAGGAATGGGAAATTCTGGTGGAGATAATGCTAGTCCTGGTGCATTAGCAACATCTGCAAGAGCCGCAGGCGGCGGTGGTGCTGGTGGTGTCGGACAATCAATTACAACACAACCAGCAACTTCAAGTGCTCCTGAAGGTTATGGAGGCATAGGAATAATTTCTTCACTTTCTGGAACACCAACTTACTATGCTGGTGGTGGAGGAGGCGGTGGTCCAGCAAATTATGCTGCGCTTGGTGGTACTGGAGGTGGAGGTAATGGTGCGTTCAGTCCGACAACTCCTGCTGTTGCAGGAACAAGTGGATTAGGTGGTGGTGGAGGTGGCGGGAATGGTGTAAATCCATATCCCCTTGGTGATCCTGCTTCGTTTAGGAATGGTGCCGCTGGCGGTTCAGGTATTGTTATTATTAAATACAACGAAGTGCCATCACAAGGTGCTGTAATAATATTTAGAAGCACGGGTTCAATTACAATTCCTGATGGCACCACAACAGTTGATTATCTTGTTGTTGGTGGTGGAGGTGGTGGTGGTGCTGACAGCGGAGGTGGTGGTGGTGCCGGTGGTTATAGATCAGGAACAGGTTTTAGTGTAACACCAGGTCAATTATACACAGTTACAGTTGGTGGTGGTGGTGCTGGTTCCGTTGCAACAGTACCATCATCTCCAGCGGGTTCAAATGGGGAAAACTCAATATTCAGTACCATCACATCTGCTGGTGGTGGCGGTGGAGGTTCTCCTGTTTCTGCCGGTAATGCTGGCGGTTCTGGTGGTGGAGCTTTCGGAGGACCTAATTCTGTGTTTAGAGTTGGAGGACAAGGAAATTGGTGGTCAAGTAATAACACAATATCCACAATATCTCCACCAATGGGATACGGTGGAGGTGCGGGGTTTTTTGCTCCAGGAACACCCTCAAAGCAGTCTGCTGGTGGCGGTGGTGGTGCCAGTGCAAACGGTACGGCCGGCACATCAACAGCAGCAGGTAATGGTGGTATAGGAATATATTCTACTCTGTCGGGTGCTAATGTTGCTTATGCTGGTGGAGGTGGAGGTGCAGGTTGGAGTCCCGCATCAGTTGAAAAAGGATACGGTGCAACTGCTTATGGTGGAGCAAATGGTTCGTTTAACTCTGGCGTAGTAGGCGACAATGCACCAAGTAATCAAGGTGCTGGCGGCGGTGGTGGTTCTATTGTTCCCGGCGTCGGTGGTGGAGGAGGTGGTGCCGGTGGCTCAGGAATTGTCATACTTAAATTGACATAAATAACTAAATATATTAAATAGGAGAGTATTGAATGGCACATTTTGCACAACTTGATGAAAATAACGTTGTTACTCAAGTGATTGTTGTAGGTAACAATGAACTACTTGACGCAAATGGTCGAGAACGTGAAGAACTTGGTGTAGCGTTTTGCCAACGACTGTTTGGTGGTAACTGGAAACAAACATCATACAATCATAATATGCGTGTTCGCTACGCCGGTATTGGTTATTCGTACAATGCTGATATTGATGCATTTGTTCCACCAAAACCATTTGCTTCATGGGTATTAAATAACACTACTGCTAATTGGGAAGCTCCTATTCCAATGCCTGTGGTTGAAGGTAAAATGTATTACTGGGATGAAGCAACAACATCTTGGGTAGAAAATGGAACTGCACCTGCGTAAGTTATTTTTATTTCAAAGAACCCTGCTTCGGCAGGGTTTTTTATTTGCGGTATAAGATTGACTAAATACACAATTAAAAGGAGAAAATCTTGGCTGCTTATGTAGAACTTACAATAGAACAAGGTGCGAATTTAGTTTCAACTGTTTCTGTCAATGACAATCAAGGTGATGCTGTAAATTTAACCACTTACTCCGCATCTTCTCAGTTACGCAAGTCTTATTATTCCTCATCTGCAAATACTATGTTGGCTACCATTACTGGTAATGCCAATGGTGAGATTACTCTTTCAATGACCGCAGCAAATACTGCTAATCTTACTCCAGGTCGGTATGTCTATGATTTGACTATTCGTAATTCCGTAGACAATTCTGTTACCCGTGTAGTAGAAGGCACGGCAGTTGTATTACCATCAGTTACGAGGTAAGAAATGGCAGATATCGGTAAGGTTGTAATATCGCAACCCAACAGAACAACAATAACATCACCCAATTATCGTCCTAAACCTAATGTATCATTTGCTGAAATTAATGATGTATCGACGGAAGGTTTAGAAGATGGTTATACAATCATCTTTAGTGCTTCAAATAATAGATATGAAACTAAACCTATAGCGAACTTAACAGCATCGGTTACAAATATAGTTGGTGGATTTTTCTAAGAATTATAAATGGCTAATACACTCATCCAGATAAAACGTTCATTAGTAAATAATGTACCTAGTATATTAAATGTTGCTGAACCTGCATATTCGTATTCAAGTAATACACTGTATATTGGTGCGCCCGGTAGTAATGGTTCTATTGAGATTGGAGGTTACAAATATGTTATTCAATTAGGTGCTGCTTATAATCATGCGAATGCTGCATTCAATCAAGCAAATACTGGTGGCGGTGGTGCAGATCAATTTGCACGTAACACCGCCAATGCTGCTTTTGCTGCTACCAACGGTGCGATAGCAGTTAATCTTACACAAAACAATTCAATTGCTGCTGCATTCACTCACGCAAATGCTGCATTCTTTGCTGCTAACAATGCGACTGATACCTATGTTCGCAACCATGCTAATGCCGCATTTGATACCGCAAACGGTGCAGTAGCAGTTAATCTAACACAGAACAATAGTATTATCGTAGCATTAAATACTGGTAATTCGGCATTCTTACATGCCAACGCAGCATTTTCTAATGCCAATAGTTACATTACGTACAATGAAGCAGTTAGTGTAACACAAAACAATTCAATTGCTGCTGCCTTTGCTGCCGCCAACGGTGCGATAGCAGTTAATCTTACACAAAACAATTCAATTGCTGCTGCTTTTGCTGCTGCTAATGGTGCTTTTGCTTCGGCCAACAATATTGATGGCGTAAACATCACTCAAAACAACAACATTACTGCGGCTTTTGCGGCTGCTAATGCTGCGGCAGCAACCAATATAACACAAAACAACTCGATTATTGCTGCATTCTTACAGGCAAATACACCAAGTCATGTAGCAAATTCGGCAGCAATCTATGCCAATGGTGCTTTTGCTGCTGCTAATACTTCTGCTGCTATTGATGTAACACAAAATAATTCCATTACTGCCGCATTTATTCATGCAAATGCCGCATTTAATCAAGCAAATACTGGTGGCAGTAGCACAGATCAATTTGCACGTAATACTGCCAATGCCGCATTTGTTCGTGCTAATAACTCGTTAGATGCAAATAATGGCGGTACAATTTCTGGTAATGTTACTGTCGTTGGTAACTTAACATCTAATACAATAACAATAACAGGTTCTAATGGCAGCATCTCTGGTGCTAACGCCATTTTTGCTAACTATGTTTTTGCATCAAATGGTACAGTTGATTTATTCATCTATGCCAATAATGCATATACAACAGCAAATGCTGCCTTTGCTGCTGCTAATGCTTCTGCTGCTATTGATGTAACACAGAATAATAACATTACTGTATCACTTAACACCGCTAATGCTGCATTCTTACATGCCAATGCTGCTTACCAAAGTCAGAATACTACAGGTCAATATGCCAATGCTGCGTTTACTGTTTCTAATGGCGCATTTATTCATGCCAATAGTTCATATATTCATACAAATGCGGCGTTTGCAAATTCCAATTCATACATTACATACAATGAAGCAGTAAATGTAACGCAAAATAATTCTATTATTGCAGCATTTATTCATGCAAATGCCGCTTATTTGTCACAGAACACAACTGGACAATATGCGAATGCTGCATTTATTCATGCGAACTCATCGTTCAATTTTGCAAACGATGTTTCAATTGCAGCAAATACACCAAGTCATGTAGCAAACTCTGCTGCGATATATGCGAATGGTGCTTTTGCTGCTGCAAACTCTGCTGGTGTATATGCCAATGCTGCATTCTTGCAGGCAAATACACCAAGTCATGTTGCCAACTCTGCTGGTGTATATGCCAATGCTGCATTCTTGCAGGCAAATACACCAAGTCATGTTGCCAACTCTG